ACGACTGGTTCGAAAGTGTTAGGATCAATAATAACGCCTGAACTAGTTAGCGGAACATATGGGCAATAATATGCCGCAGCATCTATTTCACCTGGACCCTTGTAACCAATAAGTACGTTAGTGTCGTCAGCAGCATACTGGTTTACGTAAACACGCATACTGTTGTTTAGTGTTCCTACAAACTTAGTGTTTGTTGGTGCTTCGAAAGTACCTTCAGTTGTACGAGCAAAAGCTGATGTAGTTGCTGACTGCAAGATTGTCAATGCAGTTGGACTTACTACAACCCAGTTACCAGCACCACGTCGTGTACGTGAAGCAATCAAGTTTGCACCACGATTGATTAGGATTGCTAGAGCAGCATGTTCGTCACCGACATATGTTGCTGTACCACTTACTGCGCCCTGATCGTACGTTAATGTTGTACCAGCTAGGACACCCAAGCTTGTCAATATTTCCTGATCGATTTCTGCAGTAATTTCCTGTGCCAAAGCTGCCATAATTTCAGCTTCGATGTCTATACCCTGCTGAGCCTGTGAATCCTGAGCAGCTTCAAAAGTCCAACGTGCGCTAAGCTTACGTGTCTTTGCTTCTACAGTTTCCTTTAGGATCTGGATATTCAAACGCTTACCAGCTGTACCTTCTAGTACGCTTACTGGAGCAGCCTTTGGATAGGCACTGTTACCATTACCTGAATAGAACTTAGCTATTTCGAATGGACTTAGTGCTTCAGTACTTGCTGTTACTGGATTTGGTGAACCAAATGTATCAGCGTAACGTACTCTTAGTGTATGAATCTGGCCTACTGGACCAGTCATTGGCTGTACACCGATAATTTCGTTTGCTATAACCGTAGGCATAACACGTCTAATTACTGGTAATATAACCTTATTTAAAGTTGCTACGTTACCAGCGCTTGTTGCGCCAGGTGTTGCACTTTCAAATAATATTCCAGACTTACTCTGTAAGTCCTTTCTTGTATTCTCAAGGATAACTTCCATCACCTTCTTGCGGTTGCCGCTTAGGCCTTCGCAAAGAGCGGTCTTGGTAGCTGTCCAATGAGTTTCAAATAAATTCTTGCTCATTCTAGTTTCTCCTTAAACCTGTTTAATTCCTGCAAGATATAGTATGGAAGCTATGTCACTGTTATTTGCGGCTGATTCAATATCAACAGCAGACTCGTTTAACTTACTCTTCCTGTCTCCAGTCATACCAACTGACTTTGAACGTGCATTTGCAGTTGCAGTTTCTGAAAGGTTTGCCTTTCCTGCATTGCTTGTTACGTTATTGCCATTAAGTACAGCATTTAGATAGCGACTGAAAGCTTCTCTAAGATTGGATGTTTTAATATCCTTGAGCATCTCTCCCATCACTGCCTTCTTCTCACGACTCAAAGGTGCCAAAAGTTCGCTTAACGTTTCAAGTCTTGTAGCTTTATCGTTAGCTAGCTTTACCTTAATATCTGCTTGCTCGATGAGCTTTGTAGATTTTGCAGTTTTAGCATTGGCTTCGTTGAGTTTGTGCTTCATGTTGGATAGTATCTTATGCAATTTCTTAATCTCACTGCCTTCTGATAGGTAACTACCCATATATTCTGATGCTACAGCTTCGAAAATTCGACGTCCAAAGTTGTTCTCACGAGCAACCTTAATGTCATCTCTCCACTGTGTTAGTTCCTTACGAATAACTTCGTTAAGTGTTTTATCAATTAACTTAGTAGCTTTGTGTACGAACTTGCCTCGTGTTTCTGTAATCTTCTGTTTGCCTTCGGCTGCCAACTTAACGCGCTGCTCAACCAATGACTTCTTGTCCTGTTGGAATTCGGCAATTTCCTCTGAAAGGTTCTTGATAACGAATTCTTCTAGTTTGTTAACTCTTGAAGCAGTCTGCTTCTTACTTGTTTCTTTAATAGCTTGCAATTCGCCTGCCATCTTCTGACGTTGTGCTACAAGACGCTTACGGTCTGCAGTAAACTCCGAAATTTCTTCCTTAATCTGCTTATTCATAAAAGCATTAAGCTTGTTAACATGTTGTGATAACTTAGCTTCGTATACTTTCTTAGCAGAAAGAGTTGCCTTGCTTAGCTTTGCCTTCTGAGAAATTAATGCAGTACGGTCTTCTGAGAATTCAGAAAGTTCTGCCTTAATTGTGTCAGTTAACATGTTGTCCATAGCTTCGACAAGCTTTGACTTGTCGTGCTCGTAACGAGAAGCATATGCTTCTTGCAACTTTGTTTCTGTTTCTTTGATTTTACTGTTGAACGCTTCTTGCAATGCCTTTTTTACATCGGGGCCTAGCACTTCGTTCTCAAGCAAATCCTTTAGTTGATTGTCCATAAGATTCAACTCCTGTTAAAACTTTAAATCTGTTATCCAACTAGTGAGTATTGATTTTAAATGCTTCTGTGCAGAAGTATCTAATTTCACAGCCTCAGCCAGTTCTTTTATCTTATGCCCATGCTTATGATTCATAATAGTCTCGTACATAGGTACGGGATATGCGCTTGGTGCGCTGGGCTTTGCGACAATGTCGACTGTTAGCATATCAAAATCACTAACTTCGCCATCATCATTTACGTTACCGGAACCACGAGAGCTAACACCAAGTTTTACTCCGCATTCTAATAATGTCTTTACTATATTTCCACAAGGTGTGGGTAATATTTGTAATTTACCATATCCGTTATTACTATCCATCCACATCTCAGAAATCTTATGACTAACTCGATCTAAATGTATTTGTAACTCCTGAGGATGGTCACACTCACCTAAAACGCCAGCATCTCTCTTAATGCTTTCGTTTATATTTTCGACAGCTTTACGTATTTCATTGACAGGATAAATTCTACCATTATGATTACGTATTCCTCCCTGGATGAAGATGCCTTTCATATAGAAATTCTTTTGATCTGAATCTTTTACAGCTTCAGTAATAATTTCTGTTTTTGCAACATCAAAATTTAACTGTTCAACCAGTAATTTGTCGTTCATTGTTTTTAAATACCTACTCTATTTGTAAAAATATTTAGTCTATTGAGTTGTAATAATAGCTAAAATAGTGGTTTTTTAAAGAAAATCGCCGTAAGCTTCAAAACTTACGGCGATTTGTTGTTTTATGTACTCTATCTATTACTTTCTTGGAGCCTTAGATAGTGGACTATTCTTGCCGGTTGATCCAATACTAAATTCTGATTCAGTCTTGTTTAGTGCGGCTGACTTGTCGCCTTCCTTACTAACTTTTGACATACCAGTTTCAGCAGTCTTTCTACGGTTGCTTAGACCCATGTCCTTACTTGTAGGAGGGGTTTCTTTGTTATAGTTTGAGTGATCTTTAGAGTTTATTTTAACTGGAGCAGCACCCATTCTTGAAGTCTGGCTTGTTGGAACTGGACTCTTTGACTTTGAGTTAGCATCGCCTGGATTAAACTTTCCTGCGCCTACTTCACCGCCCATTTCAACCTTAACTTTTTCAAGTTCGATTGCTTCTGACAACTCATCCCAATCTTCATCTAGCCAGCTTTCATCCATGTCTTCATCATTGGTTTCGTCACCACTCATGTCGTCACTACCCATGTCTTCATGACTGGTTTCGTCACCACTCATGTCGTCACCACTCATGTCGTCACCACCTAGCTCGTCATCACTGGTTTCGTCACCACCCATGTCGTCACCACCTAGTTCATCACTAACATCGCCATCACCTGATTCTAAACGTTCGAATTCAGCTTTAAGCTCGTCGAGTATATCTTCAAGATCACCAATAGTGTCTTCAATTTTACCCATACCACCTGGGGCGTCACCACCCATGTCGTCGCCCATGCCACCCATTTCATCGTCGCCGGCTTCGTCACTAATGTCTAAATCACTACCGTCTGGATCTATCATACCATCGTCTTCTATATCGGTATCACCACCCATTTCGTCGCCACCTGGCATTTCTGTGTTATCATCGATATCATCACCGTCGTCTTCACTCATAGTTTCTTCGGCATCAATATCATCACTCATATTCTTTAAGTGTTTGTCATGCTTACCAGTGATATCCTTCATCCAGTCTTCACCTTCATCACCTGGTATACAATCATCCTCTTCTACATCATCATGCGACATGATATCTTCATGTATCATACGTGCCTTTTCGATAAAGACTTGATGCAAAAGTTCTTTAGCTTGGGCTTGTTTACCTGCGATAAGATATTCAAGCACTTGTTCAAGTTTCTTGCTCATTTGGTTGTTCTCCTTTTATGAAATCCCAACAGACTCATGATTATTTACTAAAATGATATGATAACCCTAAAAAATAGACCAATAAATGGTGTTTTTAGTATTACACCTGTTGCTTTCAATTCTTGTTAAATATATTTATATAATACGTATTTATTTAGACAATAGTACTTGAGTATTAAGATACTTATGCTACAGGTAATCTTACATTAGAACTAGCACCTAACGTAAATGTCAAGGCTTGATATTGTAATGGAACACTAGTTGAACCGCTACCAGGATTACTACCAGGATCACTACCAGGACCACTAGTTGGTATGATAACTACAGGACTACTTGATATAGCAGAATTAGTACTAGAAATTGTAGCAGAATTAGTAGTCAAGTTCTGATATACTTTATTACCTGCAACACTTATATTTGAAGTTAATGTACTTGGTGATAATTCTATTTGTTGACCAATAGCTGTATATATAGCTAATGCAGGATTAGTAACAAATGATGGAGTTACAGCACTATTAGAAATTACACTGATATTGCCGCCTGCTACATTTATAGCAGCACCTAATGTAGCCCCTTGAATAGTTGTATTTGCAAAGGATTGTGTTAGATAATTTGGATTAGATTCTTGTAAAACTTGTAAAGGTGGGAATGGGTTTAATTCTCCTATGATCAAATTTGCCAATGATCCTACACCTAGATTTAATTGAGAATATGCATTAGTTATAGAGTCATTCATATTAACTGTACTAGTTTCAACTTGTATAAAAGTAGAAATAGCAATGTTTAAGTTTGCTTCTAGAACAGGATTGCTCGGGTTTGCTTGATATGCATTGTACGCTGTAGTAAGTGTTAATGTAGCTTGGGCAATAGTTTCAATTTGCTGAGGAGTCGCTGCGGCTGAATATGTGGAAATTGTGCTAGTTGTTAATTGCAATGCAGATGTAGCCTGATTACTTAAAATATTTAATGTAGGATCATAAGTCCCTGAGTCTACTGATTGTAAAGAATTTAATATACCAATAGCCTGAGTTAACGATTGTTGTGTAAGGAAATTAATTTGGTCTAAACTGTAACCGATAGCATTTATTGGTTCTTGCGAATTGTTAGTTAATCCTGGATTATTTCCTCTACCTGGTAATGTAATAGTTTGTATATATTCACCTGAATTATTAGTTCCGGTCATGTCTGATGGATATAAGTACCAAGAATTAAATCCTTGGAATAAACCCAGCCCTCCATTTTCTATTGATAAACCATTTACTATAGCGTATACAGTAGCGTTTTGTATAGCAGTTGGTGCTGAACTTAATATATTATTAAATATATTACCCATTGTAATAGTGGTATTATTTGGATCATATGATTTAAGACCTAATAATGGATCTATTCCATATTGGGCAGCATAATATGCAAGAGCATCACTTACACCTGGGAAATTATATGTTGATATAGCATAAGATACAGCATTAGATGACGTATTTAGAATTGCCAAATCAGTCATCATTGCCGATTGTATATCTGGTGAGAATGTTGTAGCAGTTAAGTAAAGTGTTGGATTATTAATACATAAAGTTTGGAGTTTAGAAAAATTAACTTGTACAGCACCAAAAGTTACTGCTGTATTATAATTTAATGTATAAAATATTTGGCCTAATGTCATCCCAGAAACATTCTGAGGAAAATTATTACTACCTGCATCATACGGATTATCAAAACTGCTATAGACGACTGATGCATAACCTTGGGCGTATCCACTTATACCAACTGGACTACCATTGGCACTTTTTATAATTGTTGCTGCTGGAAATTGACTAGTTATTGGTAACTGTACCGATGAAGGTATAATCTGTGCTAATGCACTAGGCGATAAATTACTAGTAATTGTTGAACTAATTAATGTTATATTATTTGCCATATTATGTCTAACCTTTTGCTATTATGATATCACAGTTTCTATATCAATAACTGTTGAATTACTATCTTCAGGAGTAAACACATTAACATTACTATGTGACGATGACGATGATGACATAGTAGTGCCATCAGGATAAATGGTATTTCCTACAGTTACTACATTATATGAAATTGAATTTACAGTTTGTCCTAATAATGAATTGTATGTAATAATTTTTGTTATATATTGAGTAGTTACTTGTTTAGTTGGTGGTGTAGCCGCTGGTGCTACAACTACTGGTGCTACAACTACTGGTGCTACCACTACTGTTGATGTAGTAACAGGAGTAACTGCAGGTGGAGTTACGGTGGTTGTTATTTGTGTTTGTATTGAG